TGACACTCTGCTAGTGACTGCACCACAAACTCAACCGACACATGGACTACGCCAACATCATCAACAGCTGCACGAACAGCCACATAACGTGAGCCATCGAGCGATGAGTCACAAGCAAGCCAGCCATTTTCTGGGCCTTGAATATCTGACAGGCAAGCATCCCACTGCCCCGGCTGTAGCCAGCAGGCATCGGCATTGACAAACTGGTTAAGGCTTGCGCGTAGAAAAGAAGACCTATCTGGGTGGTCAGCATCTATCAACATTGACTGCAGCTCTAAAGTCTGGCCAAGCGCAGGGTTAGCCCAACCCCACCAGCGTGTGTCCATCACATCAACACCCGGCGGTGGTGACCATTCCGCAAAGTAAAAAGCCCCTGCACGTTGCTCACCAATTAGTGACAGCCCAAGTTCCCGATATCGAAGCATGGCCGTACTGGCCTCGGTGCCAGCCGTAGAAGTCATCACCATCATGGGCGAGCCACCAGCTGTGCGAACGTTACGGGCCTTCATAGTTGGGCGCAAAGAATGAGCCATAACAGCATCATCCACTGCGTAGATTTCATCAACCCAAATCAGGTCAGCCGATAAACCCATCCCTGCACTAGGCGTGGCGGCTTTAATAAACCAGCGGCTCCCGTCAGGCATTTGCAACTCCATACGGCCATACCCCCACTTAGGTTTGGCGTGAAAATACTGCTCTAAAATTGGGGCAAGAAACTGGTACTGCAAGTTAGCAAGAGGCAACTCATGAGCAGAACTGATCACAGTCTGCGGCTTACCTCTAAGAGCTGCAATGCTGGTCAGCCAAGTGCCCACAATCGCCTGCCCTAAAACAGTCTTACCATTTTGTCTGGCCACAGTAATAAGCCCGGAACGATTAACCAGATCACCATCAGCGTCAGACTCAAGCAAACCCATAGCGGCATGCACCTGCCAATCCATAAGTTCAACCTGCATATATTTACGCGCAAACTCAACCACCAAAGGTGCGTACACAGAAAGTCCCGTGGTCACAGTTTCCAATCTGGGTAAAGTCCGACCACTTCCCGACACGTCAGGCCAGTCCTCGCCAGTTCCCGCCAGTTCGCCGCCACTTGGCGTTATCTTGCGTAAAGGCTTGCTCGGGGTAGGGGTTTGCCCCAAAAAAGTCGTATTTTCGGTTTGTTTTGGTGGTGCGTTTAGCGCCGCGTTTCGGGCTTGTTGTCGTTGTGCGGTTTTGTTGTTTACATAGATTGCGCCACGCTTTGAGTTGCAGGTTTTGCATGAGGGTACGAGGTTGGCTGTTGAGTCGTCTCCGCCTGCGTCGTGTTCGATGAGGTGGTCTGCTTGTGTGGCTTTGTTGCCGCAGCCCCAGTAGCAGTCTGGGTTGCCGTCTAGTATTGCTTGTCTGTTTGTTCGGTACTGCTGGGTTGTTTTTCTGTTGCCTGCCATGATGGTGATGCTACTAGCGCCCTTGCTTCGCTGCGGTTGCTTTCAGTGCTACATCAGTCTTGTGGTTTGTGCCAGCCCCCACTTTCAGTTAGTAACTGTGGCAGGTGGTTTGTTTAGGACGGTCAGCCATACGCCTTTTGTGTCGTTAGGGAACGCTGCACTGGCGACTTACCCCAACAACCTTTCACGTTAAGTCATCTTGGGTGGTTGGGCGCGCCAGCTCTACCCACGTTCCCGTGTAAACACCAACAGAGTGCAAACCCCTATGTGGCCATGGTTGTGATCAGTTGTAGTTCATACTGGCTGGGCTTCTCAATTCCCGACTTAGCCGAGCGAGACACACCCAGTACCAGTTTTTAATCTTTGCGTATGCCTTGAAGGATGGCAACACCGATGGAGATTAGCAGGGCATACCAAGCCAGTATCAACATCCCGACAACCTGTGTTCTATCTCTTGCAACTGCTCAGGTCGCCAAATGTAAACCTCTGCGTGGCGGTTGAGGATGGCCAGCCAATGCTCTTGGGCAATGCTTGTCTTGCCTTTAGTTGTTTTCAACTCAGCAAATATAAGCCCTTTAGTTTTGTGGGCTAGTACTAGGTCTGGGAAGCCTGCAGCGCCTGTGGTGATGTATCGCCCGGTGCGTGTCATGCTCGGTTGTGCGTGGTGGCAGTCCCAGCCGTGGATGTAGGCCAGCCCTTTGACTTGCTGCAGAAATGACGCTTCACTGATGCCTGTCATTTTCCGCCTAGTAGAAAGCCACACATGAACACAGCGGTAATCATGATCAGTTGCGTAAACAGGTCAAGCATTAAAAGGGTTCCTCTGGTGTGTCGTACTGTGGCGCTGCCTGCTCGCCCGATTTGAGCGTGTCAATGTAGGCACTGGCTTCGCGTTTAGTCATGGCCTGCAAATTGGCTGGCGGTACTTTGCCCATAGATTTACAGACGGCTCTAATCATGTTCTGCTGTTTATCGCTGGCTAGGTTGCTGTTCTCGGTCACTTGCGTGTCGCCTTGCATCCTGACCACTTTGCCCATTTCCTCACGGCTTGGGCGCTTCGTGAAGTCACTGCCTGACAGCCCTGCATTTGCTAAAGCTCGGCCAAGGGCACCTGTTTCCGCATTGGCAAGGTGCGAAGTTTTATTTATGTGCGATGAATTACGCACCTCTTCTTCCCAGCCTGTAGCGATGATTTGGTCATCGAGCCACAGCTCTGCCTTGAACACGGCAAAGTCTCCCGAGTAGTGCACAAGATCAGTAATTACCCGGGCATCAGGGTGTGCTTTGAGGAAGCGGTCAAGTCTGCTGGCTACTGGTTCGTAATCGTCAAGGTTAAAAGCCACGGGCGTGTTCTTTCTCTAGGCGGTCTAGTTCGGCATTGCAGTAGGCAAGCGCTGCTTTTAGCACAAGGATTTCTTGCTCACGGGCATAGAGCAGGTCTGCAACGTCATCGTTGTGGGTGTACTCACTCATAATTTTACTGCTTCTTCAAGAATAATTTGTAGTTCTTTTTGTTCCGTTTTGTTCATTAACAATGAATACGGCAGCATCATCCCTACCAATTTTGTACAAGTTCTTTTCCACATGTCACGGTCTGCGCGTAGGCGTTCAATCTCATCGGCTGCTTCAAGAACATGGCGATAAGACAAATACTCATCGTTTACATTTTTGCGTAGTCGGGTCACAATGTCATCACTCATTGTTTTGGCTTACAGTGCTGATGTAGGTAATGCCTTTAGAAGCGCCAGAAGTGTTAAGCGATGGGTGCCACGCTTGGCGGTTTTGCTCAGCAATAGTCGGTAGTGAGTGCAGTAGCCCGACAACTTCAAGCACAAGGCTTGACTCTTTAAAGCGCAGCTCAATAGCAAGTTGGTTGCTGAGGTTCATTAGTTTGGCGATTAGTTCACCTGTTGATGTATCCATTGTTTCCTTTGTCATTTTCCTGAGGTTGCTCGCCAGTGACCAAGACCGCCATTGCGGTACAGATACTGTGCCACTTTGACATTGCATCTGACATTTAGCAGAGCCTTGATCACATCCTGTTTTTTACAGACAGCGCGTGTCACAGTAGCCCATGAGCCTTGTATCTGTAGTAGGCCCACATCTGGGCGGCCATTAGACCTGACGCTCGAAAGACTTGCAGGATTACAGCGCGACTCTCGGTAGGCAATTTTGGACATGACCGGCACGACCTTTTTAGGAAAGTACTCAGCCAATAGCGGTTCCCATTTAGGGCAGGAAAGAGCAGCTGCACTTGCGTGGGCTGGGGTGGATAGGGCGAGGATTAGCGATAGTGCCATGAGTTTCTTAATCAACTCTCTCAACTTCTGTAGGCGGCCCCCATGAGTGCCAAGACTGTGCACGTGTGCACACTTGGGTATAAACAATCAGGCCTGTGGACAAGTCTGTAAAGACTTGCACCATGGTTTTCTTATCTTTAGACCTTAGAGCCACATAGCCCCATGTCGGTATCATGGTCTGTTCGCCATCATCTTTAGGTACAGCCAGCAAGCGACCCAGCCCATAACGAAACTGTAGATGAATTGGGTATCGCTCATGCCCAGCCCCTAACTATCTCCATGCCCTTTGCCGTGATAGCACACACAATGCCCTGAGAGCCACTTAGGAGCTCTCTACGGATGCCTAAGTCCTCAATTAGTCCAATGGTGCGCAAGTCTGAGCATCGCTTCCAATAGCCCTTTATTTCGTGACCAGCCAAAGCAGCTCGAGCACCTGCTTCCTCATCAGTAAGGCCGAGAGTTGCGTAGAAGTACTGCTCGAGCAGCACAGCCCTGTGGGTGCCTACCCTGACAAAGTTTACTTGGCGGGAAGTGTCCGGGTCTGAAGCCCTGAACAGTGGTAAGTCCTCTAAGAGGTAATCCTTCATGCGTGACATTTTGTGTTTCCTTTGGTTAGGCCATTTGAGTGGCTGGTGATTACTTTACACATTTTGAGAAGTCGGTGGGGGATTTCGCCAATGGAAACAAACTACTGCCCCCCACCTAGCCTCAGCACCGCTCAAACAGTGGCTGAGAGTCCTTTACGGCAACACAGGTGGTTTGTCGCCACAGACGTATTGCCAGTGCCAAGCCTCAAACTCTGGGCTTTTAGGGTCTGAGCCTTGCAGGTAAAAACCATACTTAGGCGCGTTGGCACACATCCAGTCAAAACATTTACCGCCCATAGAAACTAGGGCACCATCTCTGTCATAGCCAACGTCAATAGCAAGACCAAAGCCGTGGTTAGAAGTACCCGGCACACCACTAGGCGACTTACCTTTTTTGAGGTACCACAGTTTGTCTTGGTACTTGCGTGTCACTTGTGGGTTACGGCCTGAGTCTTTAAGCGCGTAACGATCACTGAACATGGCTAGTTGTTTATCAAAGGGGCGGTAGTCGCCAACATTGCGCAGCTTGAAACCAGCAGCGAGACAATCGGTGTAGAGCTTGTTAAAAGCAACTGCTGCACCTGTCCACATTTCGCCACCTGTCTTAACCTTTTTAAGCATGGCTGGGGTTAGGTTGCCGTTGCCTACTTTGGCTACTTCGGCTGGTAGCACCATTTTCTTGTATGGGTAAACCTTGGTCATGCTGGTGGGTCTTTGGGTTTGTCTTTAAGACCGTTCCCTGCAAGAAGTCCGATAAGGCCACCGGCAAGTGTCATAAGCATGGGGCTAAGAATTGCCCAAGCCTCTGAGTCATTGGGGGCTTGCTCGGTTGGTTGTACTACAAAGAGCAGTCCGTACAGCAGGGCAACGATTGAGAACAGGAACGCGCTCGAAAGGCATACGCCTACTACAAGAATTAAACGTGCTTTTATTTGCTCGTTGCTAAGTCTGTTTTCGGGTTTCATTTGCATTTGCCTTCTATAAATGATTTGTTGGCTGTATCGGTTGTTTCGCAGTTGTGCCGTACACGATCAGCGCAACTACTCAACGATAGGCAACTCAGCAGGGTTAGGCAAGTTAGCAATTTCTTCATCGGTCAATTCCCTTTCTATGGTTTCTCCTGTGAGGCCATTGACCTCTACGGCTATGTATTTAGGCTTGGCGGTAGCCATATACCCTCGCTGTTCCTGAAAAGTTACTCGTTCCTATAAGGCTAAAACCGTCGTAGGAAGTCGTGTTGTTTACAAAGCCGCCCCAGTTAATACCAAAAAGAAAAGGGCCACCACCTGCGGGTTGATAAATTGAAGTTTGCCCTGTTACCAACGTTTGTTGGGCAAGTCGTGGGGCATTTAAATCAAACGAAAACGACCCAAAACCGTTGTTTGCGTCAGACACATTTATTTGGTTTACAGCAGTTGAACCACTTGAACCGCTACCGGCTGAGTAGTAATACATACGGCTCCAAAGGTAAAGGTTAC